CCTAATGCAAGCATGGCTTCATACGCGCCACGATGAGTCGCTACTACTAATTCATCATTACGAAGTTTTGCTTTTGCTAACTGCTTTTGAGCATTAAGGAGAGCAGTACGCAGTTCGCTCATCTGATCTTCTAGTTCAGATTGCTTAATTTGATCTTCAAGACTCATAGTTATCCATTCCAAAGAACGCAGCATTCCTGCCATGCTCGATATATCCGAGTTTGTCGTCCCACGAGTCTTCGTGAACGGAGTTAGCAAAGATACGAACAGTTTTAAAAGCATCCATCATCAGAGCGACTTGGTGTGCAGGAATATCCTCAATACGCAAGAGCGCACCCCATACACGACCAATGGAAGTGAGGTTGCCGTAAGAGTCGCCGTATTGCTCTTGGCGATCTTCAAGAATTTGTTTTATTTTGGACATACGCATTCGCCTTTACGATGCTTGTTCAAAGTCGCGTCACCTAGTTTGTAACCTTCGGCGCGTAACGCACTTGTTAAAGTGCTAGTAGGAACACCTTTAGCAATAGCATCTAAAAGTGCCTTCTTATCTTCAGCGTTTAATTTAGCAAGAACGACAGGAACATTGCACCCATCGCCTCTGTCTTTATTGGTGAACTTATCAATAGAATCGATGAGAGCCATTTGCCCGTCCCTTCCTTCACGGAAAAGACTAACAGAAAAATGCTAGGAAATTGCTAGATAAATCCTAGAGCCTCGAAATCATCTACGGCTTCATCAATAGTTCGAGGGCGCGGTTCGTGCTGGCAATCCATAATTCTTAATGCTAACAGAAATGCAGAAACGCCCCACGACTTCCCCGTTCGTGGAGCGTTCCTCGCTATTCAATTTTTTCCCTGCTTAGGAACTCTATGCCTTAGGTGTATTTGATGCAACTTCGGCTGCTACAACTTCAGGAACCTTGGCTTCGATAGCATCAGCGACAAGACCGAAAGCAGAATCTTTTTTATTGAGAGCGCGAAGTACTGGCATGAATACGCCACCAACGAGTGCGTAGCCATACTTAGTCCAATCCTTTTCGCCAACCATGATGAGTGGAAGAATGGCAACCACTACGCCATGTGCATAGGAAATGAGAATTGCCTGCTGCTTAGTTGTTAGTTTCATTTTGCTCCTTTGTAATATGTTCGGCGGCTGGCAAGGTACCAACCTTTCTAAAGCGCAACGACTCCCACAAGGGAGCAGGTATCACATGAATACCAAAATGTGTTCGGTGATGAGCCGAGCATAACACTTCAAGATTTCCCGGACTTTCTAACCACTCTTGAAAGTCAATATCATTTTCAAAATGTAAGCCAAACGCTTCTTCGATCTTTTTTTCATCGGTACTGTTAAATTGAGAAAACTCAATATGCGTGTGGTGGAGTTCGGGCGTACCTGAACAAAGGTCGTCGTTGATAATACATTTCCACAAACCTTGCTTCTTAATACGCGCTTTAGCCGCATTAAAGTATTTGTAGTTAGGGTCTTCTTCTCTTGGCTCATGTTCGGGGATATTAGTAACAAGATGAAGCGTTAATTTACTACTGTGAGCATCCGTCATAATTTAGGGCGAATAACAGTACGGATAGTATTAATAGGGCGATGCTTTTCATATACGCCATCACCATTAGATTGCGAACCAATACCCGAAGAAGTATTTCCGCCAATAGTTGTAAGTGTATGAGTCTTGGGATCGACCGCACTTGTAGCCATATCAATATGCTCAGAATGTCCTGAATTAGTGAAGTCGTGGCAAAGAAGATCGCCCACTTGAATTTGCGATACAGGAACAGTTAATTTGTTTTTAATTGCCCATGCTTCAATTTCAATAACACCAGCAGATTTAAGAAGTTTTGCACTTTCGCCACTCTGAGCAAATACCCAACACATGAAGATTGCACACCAAGAAACATGGTTCATACCAAACCACACGCCGTACTTATTGTCGTTATTAACGCCTTCTTTATAGCCTATTTCTTTACGAGCAATACTGATGAGATTATCTACTGCGCTCATTTGTTTTGTTCCTCAATATGGTTTTCTAATTTACCTTCAAGTTTAGCGATGAGAACAAACGCCTTTTGAGTAAGTTGCGTGTTTTTATCCAGCCCCGCCTCTAAACGATTAAGGGAGTCTTTAAGTGATGAACCGCCATTAGTTTTGTAAGTATAGTTTTCAAGGTTGTCTAACTTGTCGGTGAATTTAACCCAAAACTTGATACCAGCAAAAGTAGTTCCGAGCGTTACTGCTCCAAACCAAAGGACTTGCGCCCAACTAGCGAGATGGTCGATGTTCATTACTTTGCACCTTTCGGTTATTGGGTTGGCTTAGACAGATCGTTAATAGTGGCTTTAAGAATAGCAATCTCTTGTGCTTGATTACCAATCTGTTCGCGCAAGTGCTTTAACACTTCTTCAATATCTAGTTCCATTATTTACCTTCCAAAGCAGTTATACGGGCTTCTTGCTTTTGAATAAGAGCCAGCATTCCCGGAATAATGTACTTAGGGTTCCAAGTTTCAGGCTTACCATTTTCTTCATCAACCGCAATAGGATAAACGGCTAAAACTTCTTCAGCAATAAATCCCGGAACGGGAGCATTTAGTCGTGCATCATCTTCAGCCAAGTAACCAGCCTTATAGGTAAATGAACGAACTGGTATTTTTAATAACGCTTCAGGGTCAAGAGTAGGTATTGTAGAAATATCAACAATGTTTTCTTTATATCGTTCAGAAGATGATGAGTAACGAGCAAGAAATCCGCTAGATGAGTTAATAAATAAGTTGGCGGAAGAAGTAGTTGTGGAAGCAATAGCAGTTCCATAAAGGTAAGTAGAACTGTTATTAGTTACTACTCCGCTTGAATTAACTGTTGAAAGAGCAGAAGTTCCCAACACATTAAGAGTATTGCAAGACATAGTGCCGCCTGTGGAAATTGTTCCAGAGACAGTTGCGAAGCCAGCCGCATTAATTGTTCCAATAGTCGCAAAGTTACCGCTAGAAGAATCTAAATAAGTTAAACCTGAGTTAGCCGAAAGACGAGTGCTAGAAAGTGCCCACCCACCAATAGCACCAGCGTATGCAGTAACAGTTGCGCCACTAATTGTTCCGCCAGTAATTAAAGAACCAGTTATGGCTACGCTTCCATCTGAAGAACTAATAGCAAAAGTGGGTGAACCGCCAGAATTGTAACCTGCAAGACCCGCAGAATTCATTACAACTCTTGCGCCACTCGATGCCGTATAAACAGAAATTCCTGTTGTATTAATAGCAGTAAGTTGATTGCTTGAATTAACAATTGTAGAAGCACTTGTTTGAACTGCAGTATTTGCTTTGGCTAAAGCAGTTGCAGCATCAGCCGCAGAACTGGTAGCAAGCGCAAGAGCCGTACCCGCATCTGTTGCAGCCGAGTTAGGACCTGTCTCTAATTTAGCAATGCGATCTTTAAGAGCATTAAACATATCCTGAAGGTTTGCAGGGAGATTTACATAAGCCATTACGAGACGCTTCCTGACGCTAGTTGTCGAGTAAGAGTAACAGTAACGCGATCGGGGCTTTGTTCTCCTGGTGATACATCTATCGCCACAATACGCATAATTAAATCTAAACCATTTGGAGTAAAGTCATCGTGAACATTTAAGCGAACTTCATCGCCAACGGAATAAGAACCGTAATAAGGGTCCACATAAGTAGGAATTACTACTTGAACAGTTGTCGGCGGATAAGAAACTGCATTGCCTTGTCCAAGTGTTAAATCTTTTAGCAGTTGAAGGTCGCCCACATCGGTATAACTGGTTGAGTCTTGAAGGAGAGGCCAGTCACCTGAACCGCTAATTTTAGACGAATCAACATAAGTGGCTACAAGTTTGGTGTTATTCGCACCTGTTCCTAAACCATACAAAGTATTAGCAGCAGCAGTAGCGTCTTCAGGGAAATTGTATTTAATGAGGTTTCCCGGAAATTGGAAAACTGGCGCATTAATATTTGTCGAAGAATAAATAGTTCCAAGCGGAGAGCCAGCAGTAAATGTATTAATAAGATAGTTACCTGAGATGGAAGGCTTAATGGCAAAGTCGAAATAGTTAGAGGCTAAGTCTTTGATTGCAGAATAAACGGGCTTTAATTCATACCCGTTATATGTCTTGCTGGTTGATAGTCCTGAAGTAGCACTATTGTATTGAAGTCCTGTATTGCCATGAGATACGCCTTCTGTGTATTGCAAAAGATTGTAAGCAATATTGATAGGGTCTTGGGAAGTATAAGTTTTAGTAGTAGCAATTCTTCGGCGTTGATAAAGGCTCATCATTTCTTGCGCTTGAATACTTAGCGTTTGAGTTTCGCTATCCCATTCACGATGCCAGATCACGCCAGACCAAACTGCTTTAGTTACATTTGCTTTGTTGGTATAAAGAACCCATAAAATTGTCTTTCCCGGAATTGTGCCATCAAACACATTTAAATTATGAATTCCTGATAGCAATACATGACCACTAAAAGTTCCTACCGAGTTTAATTGCTGAGTGAAATTGACCCCCGTAAAGGGAAGTTCAGCAATAATGTCATTTGAAAATGAACCCGATTGATAAACATTAGTAGTTACATATTGAAAATTAGCCATTACACATACGCATTTCTTGAAGTAACGCTCATAGACCCAACAGTTGAAACCCATGTAGCAGAACCTGAATATGTGGGCGCAAGAGATAACCAGCCAGTTGAAGAAGCAAGCATGAGATTACGAGTCGGAGTCTGCCCCGAATAGATAACTCTTTGAAGAAGATCGATCGTCAAAGAACTTGAAGTTGGTACAGAGTTAAACGACATAGTGACTGTGCCGTCTGTAATTGTTCCGCTGGAATTCGGGCTAGTAATTTTGATAACAGGACAAGAAGTAGCCCACCCTGTATTAGTAAGAGTAACGCTAGTTCCTGTGCTTACAGTCGCCGTATCGTCATAATAACGAGGGTCAGGGCAATAGAAAGTCGCTTGGCAAACAATGTATCCGTAAGTGAATTCAGGATTGATAGAAGTAACTAAACCTCGCGAACGTGCTCGCATTTGTTTGTAACCAGTATCAGCATTTAGTTGAAATTGAAATAACTGCAAAGATAAAGCAGGGTCAATTCCTAGTGTGGGATCTACATAGTAGGCAAGTTGCTGAGGTGCGAGCGCAGCCTGCAATTGCTTGTAGTAATACTGAGCGGTGTGGCTTCCATCGCCCGTAACGATAAAGTCAAAAGTAATGGTGCGAGCATCGTAGAAATCGCGACCCGTGTATGAGCCGTCAATGTAACCGCGATTGTCGTCTTGAATACGAAGCGGAGAAGTGCCACCCAAGCCATCAATGTTAGTAATGGCATAAGGAGTGCCAGCACCAAAGTTAATTCCGTTAAATTGAAATTGATAATTAACAGTCATTAGAAGGTTCCAATCGGAATTCCAGTACGAGCGGCTTGTGCCATTTTCTTAGCAATATCGTTAGTGTCGCTGGCATATACGACAATGTTTTGAGTTACGCCAGCCTTGCCGCCACCGCTACCACCACTACTACCTGAATAGTTATCAAGAGAGTATGGAGCGTTAGGGTCGGATGTAACTGAACCTGAAGATGAGCCTGAAAGACTAGGGGCAGTAAGTTTTTTGTTTTTTAACTTATCTAAACTGTCGGCAGTTTTATTTAATTTCTTAGAAGTTGAGTCGGCAAAATCTCCAATATCTTTAATGCCTGTTTTAATGAAGTTCAAACCTTCTTTGGCGTATTTACCAATTCCGGGAAGGTGAGATAAGACTTCTAAGAATAATTGCATCGGACCTGTAATTACTTTAAGAATAACAGTAATTAATTCGCCCCATGCGCCAATCATAAAGGCGACATAACGGATTACGCCTTGCGCTACATCAATAACGATCTTGCGGAAGGTGTCGCATTTGTTCCAAAGAATTACAAAGAGTGCAATAAGAGCAGCAACCGCAATAATGATAAGGCTAATAGGGTTGGCATCTAATACGGCATTAAGGATTGCTTGGGCGGCTGCAATGGCTTTCGTAGCAAGCATCCAAGCCTTGTAAGCCACAATGATTGCCGTAATAGCACCAGCGGCAATTAAAATAATTTTAGCGTGTTGTCCAATAAAGCCGAAAACTTTTGTAAGAATAGGAATAAGAATATTGCCTAATTTTTCTGCCAAAAGTTGGAACTGAGTTTTGAGAACAGTAACTTTTCCAGCAAAAGTATTTAGGTAAGCGGCATTTTGACCAGCAATGCGTTTGTTTAATTCATCAAAGGCTTTATTAATTGCTTGTTGTTTTGGAAGGTTGGTATCAAGAGTAATACCCATTTCCTTAAATGCTTTAACAGAACCCTGAGTTCCACGCGCAAGAGTTGTCGCAGCCTCTTGGAGACTAACGTGCTTGTAACGCGCATAATCCATAGCCGTACCAAGAAGTTGTTGAGAGTCTTTAGCGTTACGAGTAGCAGTAATTAAAGTACCAAGTGCGCCAGCAGTATCTTCTGTACTGAATCCTAGTTTGGCATTTGCCTCAGCAAGACTCTTAAACTTTTCTTTTGTCTCATCACTTCCGTTACCGCTATCTTTAAGCGCAGTATTTAAACGGGCAAAGGCTTCTTCTGACTTTAATCCAGCCTCAACTGCATACCCTGAAAAGATCGCAGCACCAATGGCAAGGAACTTAAATGCGACATCAGCCATGCGAGCAGCCTTAGTCATTACATCTAACTTAACGCCTGTCGTTTCAGCCTTAACACCCATAATGGTTAGTTCTTTATTAACTGCCTCAAATTGGACGATCGCTTCTTTAGCGTTCGCCATAATTTCAATAATTACGGGAGGAACAAAACCACCTAAACCAGCCATTCTATCCTCCTAAGTGTTTCGTAAAGATTGCGGTCATTTCGCCTCGTTGGATAAATTTATCGTATGCAGGTTTCATATACGGGAACTTGAGTCCAGACGGCCAGTTGCCACCACCTAATTCGACTCTACGCGCATAGACCATCGTAGGACCGACAACACCCGAATAAGAGCCAAATCCTTCTTTAAACTTTTGTCCTTTAATGGAACGCCGAAGATTACCAGTTCGGTTCATAGGGGGCGCATCGGGTGTCGCTCTTTCGCCAGCAGGACGCCTGCCTTTGATTTCTTCTTTGGAGAGTTGAATTAAGCGCGCCATCATTTCATCGCGAGCCATAATCGTCCGTGCGTCAATTTCTAATATGGCTTTGTTCATACCTGCCTTAACAGAGCCAATATTACTTTTGATCACTTTCAACCTCTTTTACAATATCGTTAATCGCTAAGACCCAAGCGACTGTATTAGCAGGCGCTTCATCTACTTCGTTTGGAGTCCACCCGAATTCTTTAGCGCAAGCATAATAAAGCCATTCATCATCGGGATATTCGTAATTTTCATTACGATCAGAGCCTTTGAGTAAATCCTTTAGACGCTGAAGTTTCCGGTAACCGCTTTTGGGTCTGCCTCGGTTTCAGGCGTTTTAGCCAAGTTGGGGAATAAAACATCCTGAGCCTCTGCCGCGTGTTCTGTTAGAACATCGTAATCAGCCATTGAAAGTTCATCCAATGTGCCGAGCAATACAGACGGGATAGGGGCATCAAATGACCACGCTTCGACAAGTACTGCAATAAGCCCATCGGCAATAGAGAGTGCTTGCAGAATTCCTTCTTGATTATTTGCAGCCGCAAATACTTTTTTACGATCTTTGACTTTGAGAGTCGAAGCGTCACGAAGCGTTGCGGTGTTACCTGAGGGGAGAGTAATAACCTTAGACATACATTTCCTTCCTACAAGCCTTCGCAGAATAAAAGCCTAACTGGGCAAGTGGAAGGCGGACTCACCCAGTTAGGAGTCTAGTTTTTACTGATATGTACCCGAAGCCAATGCGTTCTGAAGTGTGAACTTAATTGGTGAGTAGCCTGAAGTCGCTCCAACATCGGTAGTGTTACCAATGCCTTCAAGATCGACTGTAATTTCTACATAGTCAGCATTACGCTCAATTGCGCCAGTTATGTAAGCACCCTTAGATAAGGTAAACGAAATCTGAGTCGCAGTTGCGCCTGAGCCAGTAGAGAAGTTAAAGGTAAGGGCTGGTTGAGTGTTTGAAAGGTAACGAGTAAGTTCTGCGTCATCTTGCATAACGAAAGTGATCTTGCCCTTAGCAGTAAGACCGCCAAGGAAAATCTGATAAGGAGATTGGGTACTGGAAATACCAAAGATCGCTTCAGACTTGCGAGAAAGGTCAAGGGTCGCGTTGCGTGTGTACGCAATTTGAGTACCAGCAACAGAAACTGTTCCTGTCCAAACCTGAGTTGGAAGAACAGTTGAGAATGAAGGAGTTGGGGCGGTTGTAGTGTTAGAAGGGAACGCCATCATCTTGGCGGTGTATTCCAACATTCCGTCAGCATTAAAAGTAAGACCAAAATCTGTTACCTGCGCACCTGCGTATTGGCGAGTGTTAGCAGAATAGAAGTCGGTAATAGTGAAAGCAGTTGGCTGAGCATCGCCAGCACCACCTACGGCATTTTTAAGTGCAATTGCGTGGGTGTATGGAGCAGATGAACCAGTTGTAGTTACATCGCCAAGAACGCCAGCGACCCAATATCCAATAGTGTCTGCGAAAGCAGGTCCAGCGACTTCAATAGTGGAATGCTTGCGACCTTGAAGGTACGCATAGTTTTCAACCATAGAGCCACGAACGCCCGTGTCGTAAAGAGGGGCAATAACATCAACAGGCTTAAAAGCATTTAGTGTAAACGGAACAAAATTGGTAGCCGCAACAGGAGTTCCTTTGGTAGTTTCTTTAGCAATACCTAAGTAACTTTTTACGGATGGTTGTGCAAGGGTCATTTTTCATCTCCTACTGTTGGGGCTGGTGTGGTGGCTTTAACTAAAGAAACATCAGGCGCATTGAAGTCAACGGGTGCGTCAAACACATCTCCCGACTTAACAACTACTGAGATAGAAGGGAACACGCGTTCATCTTCTCCGTTGTAAATAAACTTAGCCATTTCTCTCCTATGCTTGAATCATTTGGGTAACAGAAAAACTAATCGAAGCCCATATTTCTGTCGCACCAGCATCGTTAGTAAAAGGAAGTCCGTACTGAGCGGTAATGCTCGGTTCGGCTGCTTGCCAAATTACTGAACCATCAGGTAATCCTAGCGTATGTCCGCCCCCGCGAAGTAAATTTTTAACACCATCAATAACAATGTCGAAAGAATCCATACCTGACTCAGCCTTTTTCTCTAAAGAGAGATGGAAGATTTGAAAGTCTATTTGGTAATCGACACGCTTCCAGCCATTATAGGCACCACCGACAGTTAAACGAGTTTCGCTTTCAGAAGAAATATTAACCACGCCAACTGCACGATTTAATTGACCAGCCGAAGCGTTAATTTGAAAATTAATCTGCTTAGGAAAAGATACGAGGACTTGATTGAGATTAGGGACGCTTCCAGCATTAATCCAACCTTGAATTGCAGATCGAACTGCGGCGCGAGATGAAGCCATTAGCGAATCCTGCGGAACGGCTTTAACAAGTCTTGGGCTAAGGAAAGATCGGAAGTGATATTACGCGCCGCTGCTCCTGCCTCTGAGCCACGAACTGAAATATCCATTACAAGAGAGTTATCTCCGCGCACTTTAAGGAAGGCGGTTGAAACAAGAATTGCGGCTTGCTTTACGGCTGCTGGCATTGCTGAAATAGCGACACCTGCTGCGTGAGTGTAGAGAAGGGCTGAGTTAAGCGGAACGGTTGTACTTCCAAAAGTATAAGTAGAAGCAACTGTTACATTTTCTGAATATAAGCCGTCATAGATTTTAAGAGATTGCCCCGCCACGATGCCTGTCGCATTTGAACCGTTAGTGTTGTTGCGCTGGCAGTAGCAGTAGCAATAGTCGAATTGGAATAACCATTTACATAGTTGTAGCGAAGAAAAATTTCATGTCCCGGAGTTGAAGGCATACCAAATTGAAGGGGTCCTTGGCTGCTATAAGAGGCGTTAAGGCTCGCGTAAGGGAATATGATCTCCCCTTCTTCAATCCATGCCACAGAGCAATCTGAGGCTGCTACAAGGCTCGTAGGGTCTGTTCCGTAAGAGAAAGAAGTAAGAGCAATAATAGGGTTGTACTTAGGGTGAAAACGGATAGTGCCATCTGATTTAATGCGACCGCGTTGTTGTTCAGTATCTTGCGTTGCTCCGAGAATCTGATTGCAGTATTGATCTATCCATGAAGAAGCGCGTGTAATGGCGTTAGTAAGTTCTGCGTCTTGCGCAGCCTGATTGCCACCTACAACGAGATTGTCGTAATCGATAGCGGTAGGCGCGCTTTTAAATTCATTAATGGTTAAGTATGGAACGCTAAATTGTTCAGTATTGGGAGCGATTGCGTTAGCCATTTGAACTATCCATTTCTATTCTATCGTTTTCATGCCCACAACGCCCACACTTTTTAAACCAACTACCAAACCCACAAGCAGAACAATTGTATCCCTTATCAAAATCCCCTGATGAGTAGCCACTCAGATTTGCTTCAACAAATCCTTCAGCCTTTAATGCTTTAACAGTTTTAGGATTATTAACATTAAGTAATCCGTCTTTGCCAACATTTACTTTTTTAGTACCGCGAGAAGTTTGAACATCTACTCCGCGAACGCCGTGATTTGGTGGAACTAACTTCGACATAATTTGCCCTCTCTATAAGAGTTAGGGAGAGAGCCGTTAAGACTCTCCCCCCAACTGTTTACGACATTACTGACTAAGCAGAAACAATTCCTGAAACTACGCCGTTCCATGCAGGAGCGTAGCAGAAGAAGGTTCCACGGAAGTAAGTTGAAAATTCGTAAGCGAACTGGTTCACAGGCCACTGAATTCCCATATAGTCTTGAACGAGAATGTTCGCCCATACATCCGAAACCTCAGTATCAGGAATTGGAAGTGTGTAGGAGAGAACTGGTGAGACACCCTGTGGTAGCCATGGGTGAACAGTAAGATCAACCAACTTGCCTGTGATCTCGTTATGAAGCGCACCAATAACTGCTCCACCAACATAGTCGCCTGTATCGGTCTGTGAAAGATTGATACGGTAGTTAGCGGTTGAGCCGTTCTTGATTGCATCAGACAACTGCTTGCGATCTGCACCATTGAGAAGAATCTCATCTGGGTCAGCCTTTACAGAGTCATAGAGTGAGGCAAAGACTGTCTGATATTCAACACCAGGGTTTGATGTTGAGAAGGTTGTGTTGATGTCGTTTACATAACCTGAGTTAGCACCGAGGACAGTTGGGAGAATTCCGTCATATCCTGTTGCGTAAGCAGAAGTATCAGCATTAGCACGAGCAGCAGTAATTGTTGAAGCGGTTGAGTAAACGAGAGTATCGCCAACCTTTGTAGAACCAGCACCAACGACATAAGCGGTGTTACCCTTGAAGGTACCCTGATACTTAGCGTTTGCAGTTCCTGTGGTTGTACCAACATAAACGTTGTAACCAAGTGCACCAACAACATCAGCGACAACAATCTTCAAAACCTGTGAAGAAGTTGTCTGTGATTGAACTGAGGAAACAATAGACTCACCAAAACCTGAGCCTGAAATACCTGCGTCAGCAGTTACATAGACATAGTAGGTGTTATCAGCAAGTGCAACCTGTCCCGTACCAGCAGAAGGCTTAGTAAGAGTTACTGTTGGAGCAGCAAGTGCGCCAGCATAACCTGAAGCGGTTCCGCGACCCATTAACATCATGCGTTCTTCCATCAGCATGGTGGCATATAGTGTAGAAGTTGAAGACAACTGACGGAGATCCTGATATCCCATACCTGAGAAGTTAGCATCGAACGATACTGAGTCAGATAGTGAGTAGGAGTTGTAAGGAAGTACTAGATCGTCAGCGGTGTAAGCAATCTTTGGACCACGCTCGTAGTTGATTGAACCAAAAGCAGTAGTTGTAGATTCTGTAATTCCCGGCCAGATGTTACCTTGTCCGCCAGTTCCTGTACCTGTGTAACCTGTGATGCGCTTTACGCGGTGTGAGGTACCGACACCCTTTTTACGGGTGATCTTGTTACGGAGTGGTGTTGGGCGAGGTGTGAGCAACTTCGATGGTGCTTCGAGGTCGAAGGCAGCGAAAGATGTTGAAAGTGGAACTGTAAGGCTAATGTCCTTGTTGATTGTGTCCATAGCCATACGCTGAGAAGCGAGAGCAGCGTTAAGTGAACCAACTGCATCAGGTGAAAGAGACTTGTTAGCAACAAGTGCTTCCAACTGTGCGATTGAGTCTGTGGACTTGTTTACAGACTCAAAGTTAATTCCGTTTCCGCTCATAACCTGCATAAGTGCAGATGGGTCAGTAACAGATGATTCTGCTGACTTGCTGATTGACGCGACATATTCGTCGTGACGGGCAGCAGCAGCCTTAGGCGATTCTGCATCTGAAAACAGATCAGCAGCCTTTGGTGGCGTTAATGCCATTGTATTTCCTTTCGTAAAGAGGTTAGTTGTTGTTTAGTTTTGCGGCATCTGCTTCAAGTTCTGAAGCCATTTCGCGGTATCCGCGAGCGAGGTCGCGGTCTGTTGTTGCAGCAGCCTTGTTGCGGTAGTCAGCAGCCTTTAGAAGAAACTCGTTAGAAGCCTTTTCTACTGGCTGGATTACTGATCGCTTAGGACCACCATTTACTGCCTTTTGATTTGCCGCTGCTAGTTCGGTCTGTAATTTATCGATTGTGTCTTGCGCTGCCTTATTTGCAACCACAAGTGACTCGACCTCATTACGAACTGAATCAGTAGCACTCTTTACGGCTTTCTCAATAATGCTATCAACATCGATGGCATTTAGAGCAGACTTAGTTACATCTTCTTCCTCATCAAGACCATTATCTGCAAGGTCCTGACCATCTACCCCGATGCGAGGGAGAACTGTTGTAGAGGACTTCTCTTGAACCATTTCAGCGGTTGAAAGAGATTCGTCTCCGTGATTGTCGGCAGGCTTGTGGCAACCACAAGTCAAGCACTTATCGACAGATTCAGACTTAGTGTTCATGCACTTAGCGCAAGGTGACTTTTCGCACCCACCCATATCAGCACATGACTTGCAACCATCGCAGTCGCATCCGTCAGCCTTATCGAGAGGCTTCTTACCTTCGGCTTCAGCGACTTCTTCAGCAGCAGCATTAGGAGAGGAACCTTCTTCGGTTTCAACTTCAGCACTTTCGCCAACTGCGCGCTTTTCAGCAGTCTCAATTGGTGAGGTTTCTTCAACCAAAACCTCACTAGCAGGAACAGAAACCTCACTATTATTTTCTGCTACTGGCAATTCTTGTTCAATCATTTCTTCCACTTGGATTACTTCCGTTCCGTCTGATTTAGCCAACATAAGTTTGGCGTGTGGGTTGGCAGGGCGATCAACGAGAGAGACTTCTACGATCTGTCCATCAATGATGCGACCATTAGCAGCCTTTTCATCACGCACAATGCGAGGTGCGCGAATACCGATTGAAAATCCCTTTAGTACTCCTGCTTCAACCTTCTTAACAGAAGAAGCATCGACAACATGAGCGGTGATGTAATGACCATCAGCCTTGCTATCTAATTCCTTAGCAACGCCAGCAGCAATATTTGAATGTTGCTCACGGATATTTCCGCCAGTTCTAAACCAGTCAGGCATAGCCTTATTCAACCAAGTTGCATCGCAAATTTGGTTATCGCTATCAATATTATCGTCTGTTGCTTTGCCATAAACCATAAGCGAACCGTCATCTTGTTTTTCGCTTTTAATAATTGCCGCGTATGAAGTTGCGAAATTAGTAGCCATTATTTATCTCCTTAAACCGAAGCAGTAACTACGACAAGTCCTGCGCCTGTACCTGCTGCTGAAATTGCGTAAAGCATATCGCCCGAATTCATCCACAACTGACGGCTTGCGCCCGATGCTATTTTAATTCCTTGTGTCGCACCTGACGCTGTTATGTTTGAATCACCAATCCAAATAGCAGCAGTATCAAGGTTGTCGATATAAACAGGAATGTTTTGGCGGTTACCTGTTGGAACGCAATATAGAAGTGAAGTAGTAGTTCCGACTGTGTTATTAGTTTGCGCAAGAGCCATTGGATTATCCTATCAGTTAGTTGGTTTATGATAACGCATCATAGAGGCTTGATGTATCAGCGACATAAGGTGCAAGTGAACACATACAGTTGGGGTGAGCAGGTGGCTCTGTATCGCCACTAGGGAAAGTGTCGTTAATGGGGATAGGCGAAACGGCTTCGTTTTCGGCGCAATCGTCACAAGGCTCGGCTACTAACCACTCAACCATTTCCACGCCTAAGTCGTTGTACTCTTGACGAGAGGCAACAGATACGGCGCGAGACATTTCTGTTTGGGCAATTGTTAAGGCGCGTTGAGAGTCGCTCATCAAATCGTCAATATTGGCATTTAATTCAGAAGCGATCTTTTCGCGTAATGGAGCCAAGATACCTTCTACGGCTGGCGCGACTTGACTAGGCGGTAAGCCTTTTTGTAATCCTCTAGCCAATTCAGTACCAATACGATCAAGCGTTGTTCCTTTAATACCCGTAAGCGTTACTTGCCGAGACTCCATTAAGTCTCTGAGTCCACCTTCAGGTTTAAGAAGATTAGCCGCCGCTTTATTTCCGGGCTTCCAATCGTTCCAATCAATAACACTAGCGCGAGCCAATTGTTCTCTTTGAGAGGCTTTGCGAGTGAGATGAGCAGCAACACCCGATAACGCCATATCGCTACCGAGTGCATACCCTTCTGCGTAAATAATACGGAGAGCCTTATTCAGTTTAGAGTCGTCAATAAAGACATGAACATTTGCCCAGTCTCTACCCTGCTGAGTAGTAACTTCAGAAGTGAAGTGGTTGTCTAGCCACTCTCTAACTACTTTTTTTACATCAACAGAATCTTTTAACGCTTGCTGAATTATTTCCGCGTGTTGAATAGATAGACGGACTTTTGCTCCGTGCATCTTTCGCCATAATTTATCCACTTATGAAAGATAACGCTCGGCATACCAACGGGCTGAGTCATAATCTTTATCCTTAACAAACTTATTAAGGACTTCAGCGTAAAGAACTTCAACGGCTACAAACTTAAACTCACGATCAGGAGACTTACGAAGCCAGCGTAAAAAAGATTTCATCTCTTTAGCCGCTTCATTAGGAGTTTCTGCTGGTGTCTCTTTTGGTGCTTCGATCTCAGGAGTCTCAGTAGGTGGTTGAATTTCAGGAGTCTCAGGTTCTTCAACTATTCCATTTTCGTCCATATTGGGAGAACTATCAAACGGAATAGCACCTTCAGGAGTGATGAAGTAAGCAGATGAGCCAACGACAATAATTGGCATATCGGCTTCAGGTGACTCGATAAGACTACGACCAGCCTCTGAACGCAATTCGTTAAGAGTAATGCCACCAGTTTCAAGTTCGATCTGATGAGTCTCAGCCTTTTCCTTTTTATCATCGCGATTTGTTTCCATGAACTTAAATTCAAGTTCGCGAGGCATACCTAGATAAATGTACGAAAGGTGAGTAATCATTCGAGCGACCCAGTTAGCCAAAGGAATAGCACCAATTACTTCTGCTGACTCTGCTTGACCCTTCTGATGACCAGCACCACCAAGACCGCCCTTAGGAGAGAAGCCAATCTCAGAAGGCATAACGCCATAGTGACCGCAAATAGTATTAACTAGATATTCGTCAAAGGTTTCCTTAAAACGCTCTCCATAGCCATCAAATTGAACTGGCTCCATGCCAACAGGAAGAAGGCGAACGCGCTTACGCTGCTCTAGTTGTCCAGCGAGATCGTTATTGAAAATGTCTTCATAACGACGAAGTAGATCAGGGTTATTACCAAAGTTGGCATCTGTCTTCATAAGAAGTTCAGGGGTTACGCCATCGGTATATTCAGCGCGAAGCCATTGCTGACGGCGCAAGTAAAGATCGGCGACAGGAAGTGCGCGCTCTGTTGGTGAGTAACCATAGATTGTTGTGGTACGGCGATTACGAATCATGTATGAAAGTTCATCGCAAGTAAATTCACCATCGGTAATTTCACCTTCAGTTGGTGCGCTAAATTCACTACGAGGGAAGCCGTAAAGGATTTGCTGATATGCAGGATTAGGAGCAGTTGGGCGCATACCGCGATCGTCAATAAGTGGCTTAATAGTCGCGCCATCAAGAATCTGAATTCCTAGCAAGTCTCCGCCGACAGTTTGCTGAGGCCATACCGCCCAAGCATCAAGAACTAGAATTTCTTCTAGTGCCATGTTTAGCCAATCGGTAAAAATAAGTCCGTTAGCCTTATCAGGTTGTTCCCAGAATTGACGAGCCTTGTTAATGTCTTCTGTGAATTGACCGCGAGCAGTATTCATTGCGTGTACTTGTGAACCGCCAATTTCAGCGATTAGTTTTTCAGCAGCATCCTCAGCAAGAACGATATCCCAATTAAGAGAAGTAACTTTTGATTTTAAGACTTCAATACAACGGCGCAAAATATCAATCTGATCTGCTGCTGCGCGTAGAGTCTTGAAAGGTACAAGTCGAGTTTCAGTAATGTTAATGTTCTGAGCAACTTGAAACTCATAACGGCGTGGGTCAGGACGACCTCGATCTTGTAGTGGATTGATCGCTCCGGGAATGATAGGAATTCCGGGACTAAAAGGAACATTGAGCATTGCGTTATTGCGCTCTAATGGAACTTGCGTTCCGTAGCCTTGTGTTTGAACATTAGGACTATTACGCATCTGCGCTTCCGTCATGGCGACTGCGCCAGCAGGAAGGCTCTTGTTAATGTTATCTGCTACTGCTTGTGCTAAGCGGTCGATTAGACCCATGTGCTTGCTCCTTTAGTTGCCTCTCGTAAATCAGGCTGGCGTAATGGTATCAAGATTTCTTTGGATTGCTTGACGGTACGCGTCTGTTATATCAAGTGTTAATAAATGTTTAAACAAATCGATTGACTCTTGTTGTCGCCCGACCCACCAACCAGCCACCGCCTTTTGAAAAGTTAAGGCGTAGTCGGTATAACCAACATCAGCAGGAAGGGAAGGAAAGTTGTGCTGCCTTAATCCTATTTGTGCAAACGAATATGACTCCTGCCATTTCTTTTCTTGTTCGCGCAAACGGCTGAGCATTAAAAAGGCTTCTTGACGAGAAGGCAGGTACGAAATGGCTTTAAATACTAAGTTCTCTACTGTGGCTTGGCGATGTTGTTGAGTTTCAAA